CTATTGTTCTTTTTCTAACCGAACCTGTGCGAGGTTATCTTCTGCGAATAAATCAGGGTATAACTCATCAATAGGAGGATACACAGCATTACTGTTATGTATTCTTGCCATTGATAATGCTATCATATCTGCCAAATTATACAAATAAGATACAGTCCTCTTTGTCTCCGCCCGATATCTTCTTTTATAACTTTCTTTAAATCTATATATCTCATCAAAAGACATAGACCAGAAAGCCTATTCACTTAAACCGCAATCAAGAGCATCATTGAGAGCGTCCATTAAAAGAGGGACAATAGATAAAGGGAGAGGGTTATTACTCCCCTCCCCCTCGTTCAGTTTTTTTCGTTCTCTTTTTTAACAATACCAGAAGCAATATAGATTTCATATATCACTTCAATAAAATCAGTATAAATATGTCCCTATTCAATCCATTCATCAAATAACTGCGCGGCATCGTCCTCACTAAAACCGTGGTTCATTGGTTGAAGTGCCGCGTGAAGAATAGCAACCATAATTGATACAGTTGGGATACTTGCGCCATCCAGACCAAAAATTAACATAGGGTTCATACCGATTTTCTTTTCTAACTACATAACACTCTTGGTTGTTAGTTTTAATTCATAAGTTTTATTACCAACTTCAAAATTGTAAAACATATTCAAAACCTCTCTTTATAAATAATATATTACGATGGGGGGAGTGAAAGAGAGATATAAAAACCCTCCCCCCATCTCCCCCTTAATTAAGGGATTAAGCGAAAGTCATTTCAGTGCTTGGCTTAATAGAAAGAGTATAAGTAATTGGACTATTTGTGCCAACACTTACGAGACTTACCGAGCAAGCACCTTTGAAAGAGCAAGTGGTGCTGACAGCGCCAGCGGAGCCATCAGGAATACCAACCTGCCAAAACACATCACCAGTAAGACCATTTAAGGTAGCAAACTGTGTTTTGTCATAAAGGAAAGTAAAATCAACACTATCCCCAAAGTTTTTAAGACCATTCATATAGGTATGCGCATCATCATCAAAAGTTGTAATTTCAATGCTGTCTGCTGTGCCACCAAGGTCAGGGATATTTTGTAAATTAGTAAGAGCAACATAAGAGCCCTCACTCGTAGTTTTATAAGAAAGGGTCATACCTTTTGATAAAATACCAGCCATTATAATTAACCTCCAATAAATTCTAATGCCCTCGCCTCATATCTACCTATGAGACAAAGTTGATTGTTATAGGATAACTCATTATAACTTACTCTATGAAAGCCTAAATCAAACATAGCCTAATCAACCTATTCAAAGTAAGGCATCAGTTGAGTAAGAGTGCTACCCCATACTTTTACAAGAAATACAATACGAGAAAAGCGCATCGTATCTCCGTCTAATTCAGTTGCGTTATTTGCTTCAATATATGTAATACAAGGAGTAGGAGTATCACTATCTACAAATAACTCATAATAAGTTGGTAGGATTTCGTCTAATTCTTCTACCAAGAGAGGTTTGAAATTATACATTACCCCACTCCTCCTTCTATTATAGTTTGTAAAATTATTTCTTTTATTTCATCTCTATTGGCATCCAAAGCAGGGTTAAGAAATGGTTGCGGTTTTTGCCCTGTGGTATAGTGCCAATCTCCCTTTGTGTCCTAATAACTCCAAGGGGTAAGGCGCCCATTGCCTTCACTGGAAAAAATACCAGTGCCATATTCTACATAAGGAGCATAGAATATATTAGTTCCAACAACTCCTTCATTGTCTTCTACTTCGTGCGTAATAGAGTTTCTTAATTCGCCAGTGCCAACAGGACAGCGCTATTTTGCCTCGTTCTCTACCAGTAGGCAAGCATTAGTCAGCGCCTTTGTTAAGTCTATATTACCTAAATCATTAAGTTTATCTATAAGACTATCGGCATTAAGTAATTCCCCGGCCATTATATCACCTTCATAATGAGAGTGTTGAGACGAGGAGACGGTATAACATATATTACTTTATAAGTCTTACCATCTACAACTACTTCATCACTATCATTGACCTATTTATCTGCGGTCAGAGCAAGGTGGGTAGCATCATTATATCTAATATCACTAACCATATTATGCTAATAAAGCCTCAAAACAATTTCTATATCTCTGCTTTCGTTGCTAATTGTTCTTTGTCCGTAAGCATCTTTGTTTTGGGTATAAGATAATATGGTTGCGTTAGTCCATTCACGGTTTATCATATACTACTCTCACCTTTCTCTTGGCGCGCAAACTTCTCATTATGCTTTCAGGGTAGTCAGTAGAATAATTAAAGGTTGTCCCACTATAATTCTCACTATCTACACCTTCTGTGCCTAATCTATTGTATTTATATACAACCATCTGAACAATAGTAGAATTTAACATATCTACTCTATTACGGTGGGTGTATTCTTTTGCTTCATCAATGGCCGAGTAGAGAAGGAGGGTTAGCAACTAATCTTTGGAACCATCAGTAATACCTAAAAAGGCTTTAATAGTTTCTAACATTATCACTTACCTCCAAAAGTAAAATCAAATTATGCGGCAACCTCAACTTCGGCAGAACTATCAACGCAACCAGATTTCTTTGCGATGACTTTAACTTCATCACCAGCGGCAAGGTTGGCTTTTGCGGTGTAGGAATAAGCGCTACTGGAAGCAGTAGCAGTGCCATCAAGCACACCATTGATATAAACTTCAACAGTAGCACCAGTTGTAGCAGCACCAGCAACTGTCTTTTGGTTCTTTGTATAAGTAGTGATGGTGGCATCAGTAGCCTGATTTGCGCCAATCTTAACTACTTTGCGTCCGTCAGTAAGAGCAACAACGCTTACTTTACGAGCAATAACAGTGTTCTTACGGTGGTCAGCATCGCGCACCTGTTCAATTTCGCTACCTTTCTTAATGAAGTTGGTAATGGCTTCACGAGAAGCAATGTAAGCAACACCATCAGGAATAGCCTTGGAAATCACAACAGGAACACCACAGACAGAACCAATATAACCAGTGCGAGCAAAGCCTTCACTATATTTGAGGTCATCTTTTAAGTTCTTGCGGAAAGCAGCAACCACATTTGGAGAAATGAGCATAAATAAGCCGCTTTCATCCTCCATATTGAGTTTAGCAAGAGCATCAACTACATCATTAAATGCGATACCAGAAGAAGCAGCATAGCCCTATTGAAGGGTGGCTTTCTCCCATTCAGCAACTGCGTCAGCGACGAACTTATTAACCATCTTTTCGCTTAAACCAGTAAGGCCAGCATCAACAACTGCGGGGTCTGCCATTGCTTCTTCATCATAATAAACGAAAGAACCCTGAACGGTTTTAACAACATAATCATTTGTAGAAGTGCTTACTTCAACAAAGTTGCTATTGCCTTCGCCCATTGCGAGTTCATCAACAGCGCCAGAAGCGGTTTTGGTAATGACTTTCTTAATCATACCAGCATTTTGAGCAAGAGAGTTATCAATTGTCATATAACCATTCATATCTAATTTGGTCGCAAGGATACTCTCATATTTGTTGCCTAATACAACATTATTATAAATACTATTTGACATTTTAATAGCCTCCATTATTGTGTTAGTGTTTTGTAGAGGTCGGGGTTATTGCTATATAATTCCTGCTGCTTTGACAATGGGAGTTTATTAAATACTTCTTTTGTCATTACCTCGTCAAGTGGTAAGTTGCGTTTAGGAGAGGATGATGTAAGCCTTTTCTCAACTTCTTCCTTAACAGACTGCTTAAATGCCTATTCTAAAATCTTAATATTGGATTTCATTGTTTCAGCATCTTCGGCAACAACAAAATCTACAAGGGATAAAGATAATCCCTTTTCAGCAAGGATTTTCCCAGCCTCATTCTTATTTTCAGCAAGAGATAAGGCGCGTTCCTTTTCAATAATAGCCTTTTCTCTTTGCTCCAATTCATATTGAAACTTTTCCTGTTCGTTCATACGCGCGAGTTTTTCAGCCTCGCGCACCTTTTCAGCATTTTTCTTTTCCTGCCGTTGAAGGGCCTGTGAGACGCGTCTATCTGCTTCGCGCTGAATAGCAGCGTCTAATTCTTCTTGTGTGTAAGTTTTAGCAGTTTCGGCTACTTCTGGTGCCGCACCTGTATCAACTACTTGATTTTCACTATTTTCGTTCATAAAATTATCCTCCTTGAAGTTCTGCGTTTTTCAGCAGCCCTTAATATATTTATAAGAGTTATAAAGTAGAAAACACTTTATCCCTCATTGTATTATAAAAATAGTAGGGCATTGTTTTATTTACTTTGCCCTACTAATTACCTTATAGTATTAAGCAGATGTGCTTACCCACGAGTAAGTAGGAGTTCCAGAAGAAACAACAACTTGAAGTGTGTATGTGCCGTCTGTGGTTGGTGCGGCAGGGGCTCTTGTTTGTAAAGTGCTATAAACTTCATCAATTGCTTTTGCTACACTCTTTGAAGTTAAACCTTGTTGAGATTTAAAGTATTGATTTTGGAAAAATCTCCAAGGTCTCTACATAATAATCCATCTATCTTTTACAGGTGAATACATTATTAAGACAGGGTTACCATTTCTATAAGTTGAAGGAGTTATATTTGAGGTTGCTATCTATAATGTATATTGCGCCTCCATATCATTTAATATGGTTACATTAACACTTTGAGTTGGGTCTTTACCCATTGCGGTAAATAATGCCGCAGTTAAAGTAGCAGGCATCTCATCTTTTATCATAGTCATCCCAAATTTTTTCATATTATTAATATGAAAATCAGTATTAGAAGAACTAAAACCTGCTAAACTCACAACCCCACCATCAGTAAGTTGATTAATACTATTATTTTGATTATAAATACCAGTTTCATTACCAGTTAATATATATAATATTAAACCAAATAATGGGAATTCAGGACCACTACTACTACCACCAGAACTACTAATCACACCATTAGCATCAATAGTAATCG